CGATACTGCTCCCAACCCGCTGCCTGCGTCGACAACCAAGGGAAAGATGCCACCAACCCTGGATTCAACGCCAGGGTCGTGGCAACCGTGAATGCAGTGCTGCCTATGACAGACGACACCAACTCACGGTGCCGTATAATCACGCCAGCACGAGAAACGCGACTGAACTGTGGTTCACCCGAACTCAGTCCTTTCGCGTACGCCGCTGCCACGCCAACGCCGCCGCCCGCCTTCGAGCGCGCGCCGAAATTGGCTGACTTGCGTTGTTTCTTGCCTCGTTGCATCATCTTCTTAGCCACGCCGGCCTTCACCTGGCCGGCCGTTTTGGCTTTCGCTTTCTTAGCTTTGCCCATTGTGACGTTATACTCGGTCACTGAGTTTTCTATCTACCCGTGTGTCCATCGACACACCTCACATAGGGGGGCGCGGTAGCCCCGGGGGTGCCCTCTTAAGCAGTTTACCCCCTGTTGCCTTGAAGTACGGAATTTAACCGTAGTCCGTCTCACACAGCGCATCGAACACTGGGTGTTCGATATACGCTGGTAAAGAGTTGATTTGTCGGAGGATCGTTTCCGCTTCACCTATATCTCCTGGATCAAGGTGATAGCGCAACATCATTGCTCCGAGCACGCTCAAACGGCTACATTTACCATCCGTGATTTGCACTTTTTCACGGTTTGCTTCATGTAGCTCAAAGCGTTTGTTGGTCCCGGGTTTAACCCCGAGCCGACGTAACGTTTGTAGAAACACGCCCAAGATAGGATAATCATCCGGAACTTGTCCGTATCCTTGTGACAGAGCGTAAGCCATTTGTCTAACTGCGAGGTGTTTTCTCGTCTTAGGTAGACGCATGATTTCATGCGGCTCACGTAGGGTCTTGCCCAACTTCAAAACTGCCGAAGGCAATGGCATCCAAACACGCCGATCGCCAGCCTCGCACCACCAACCTTTTAGAAAAGTTACTGTGTCGAGTGTGAAACGTTCTTGGTACTTAACAGTGAGGCCTAAACTACGAGCGGTCTCTTCCACAGTGTGGGTCTCTCGGTTCTGTATTATCTCACAGACCAATGCAATCGCGTTAACCGAATTAATCGTGGTCGTGAAAGCTATGCCTGTTGGTAACATAACACCAGTGTCTCCAGACACCTTCATGTGTCCTTCTCGCACTGTGTAACCACCTGCTACCGCATCATGCACTTCATCGAGCACTAAATCCGAAACGCCCATCGCGCCCATCCATTGTGGAAGACCGTCGTATAACG